GTTGAAATAGGATAAAATTCCAAATATGAAATACCACCACCGCCACCTGATATTCCCGTTAAGTGTGAACCATCTCCATAATACTGAGCGTAAATTACATCTGCTGTTAAACCACCAACTACAGAGGTTGCTCCTAATGTTGTCTGTCCAGCAACAATAAGATTGCCGGTAGTACTGATTGAACTCACTGTAATCAATGAACTGACCAAAAGTGTACTTAGAGTTAATGTTGATAATGTTCCAGTTGCTTTTGAATTCAATGCTATCAAGCTAGAATATGCTGATTGAATATTTGTGCTATTTGTAATTGTTAAATTGCTGACTGCGATTAAATTATTTGAGGTAGTTATCCCATTATTACTAACTGTTATTCCATTATTACTTATAGTTGTAACGGAGTTGCTTATTGTGTTCACACTATTGCTCACAGTAGCAAGATTAGTAGTATTTGTATTTGTAGTGTTGCTTATGGTTGCAATATTAGTTATGTTTGTATTTATATTATTAGTATTTGTAGTTACTGAATTACTAACTGTTGTTAGATTATTCGTATCTAAAACTAAAAGATTACTTATACCTCCAATATTAGTACTTTGTGTTACAATATTAGCCGTATTTGTATTTACAGTTGTGGCTAACGGATTGTAATTATTTGAAATAAATGATTGACTAAACATGGTACTGAAAGCAGCAACAGCACTACTAACAGGATTAAATTGACCATATGGAACACCAGCAGTATTAATTTGCCGAGCATTTAGCGTATCAACAAGTGATGCAAGATTAGAAAGGTCCGTTGTAGCACGTGTATATGCTGTTGAAAACTTCGCCGCTGTTATTGTGGATAAGCCAATATAAATAACATTCCGGCTAGCAATTAAATCTGGAACTTTAATCTGAAGGTCGTCTATTCCAATAAGTGTTAGCGAAGAACTAGGATTAAACGCATCAAGAGTAATAGATTCAACGGCAGAAGGCTCCGAAATTGTACTATTGTTTTTTATTATAAAACGAGAATATGATGGTACAACACCTTGAGTTGTACTCAAAAAATCAACATCTATAAAAATACTATTGGTACCAGGGTCACCTCGGACTTTAGTATATTTTCCATTAGCAAATTTTAATCGGGGATTTATAGTATTATTACTACTATTTGAACTTAAGAGTGAATTTCCACCACTAATATCTATAGCTGTAAATGCAGTTGTAGCAAAATAAAGTGAATCATTAACAATCTGTAAGTTAATACCTGCGCCTTCACGAAAATTTAAGGCAGTATTATTTGTTGTTGCTCGAATAACTCCTTCTGAGGTTGATACAGAAGTGAATTGAATATAGGGTTGCGTAATTGTACTTAATGTAGTCCAATTAGCCCTTCCTTGATTATCTGTAATAAGAATTAGACCCGTTGAAATGTATGCACCATTTGGATCTCGGGGGAGTATCTGCCCCACGATTAACTTTTCAATTTGCTGTGTTGTCCGTAAAGACATTTCCTATTCTTACATAAATAAAATAAGAATTGTTTTTTGAAAGAATGCGTTGCCTCTGTAAACTAATTAAGTCACCTTAATTATAGGAATGTCAAGTGGAGGTGCCGCTTTACAATTAATTGCTCGAGGTCGGCAAGATATTTATCTTGTTGGAAATCCCCAGATTACTTTTTTTAAACAAGTCTATCGGCGGTATACGAATTTTTCAATGGAAAGTCAGCCAATTTATTTTGATGGAACTGCGAATTTTGGCCGTCGGATAAGTGCTATTATTCCACGTAAGGGCGATTTGCTTCATCGGATGATGCTTGAAGTTAGTTTACCAATGGTTGTTGTTGGAGATCCGGACACATCATGGGTTAATGCCATCGGACATGCACTCATTGAGGAAGTTACAATTGAAATCGGCGAAAAGGAAATTGATAAACAAACGGGTGAATGGTTACATGTATGGAGTAGTTTAACAACATCGGCTTCTAAGCAAACTGCCTACTATAACATGGTTGGACGACAAACTGCTTATACACAAGACGCACAACCTGGGCCTATCAAATTATATATCCCTTTACGATTTTGGTTCTGTAATAATATTGGCATGTCATTGCCATTAATTGCTCTTCAGACCCACCCGGTTCGCCTTACAGTAAAATTCCGCGATCTTCAACAACTTTTCTATCGCAATTCACTTCAATCACATTGTACCCAAACAATTAACCAAGTTAATATAACAGATGTTACTTTGTATGGCGATTACATCTATCTAGATATTGAAGAACGTCGTAAATTTGCTAGCGTAAAACATGAGTATCTAATTGAACAAGTTCAGTATTCTCCTCTTAATAGTATTCCTGCAAACGCATCTGTTGCAAACATACCCCTGAACTTTAATCATCCGATTAAAGAACTCATTTGGGTTGTCCAGCAGACTCGTATGGGTGATACAAATGAGACATTTAATTACAGTAGTTTACAATTGAATGAAGCCGGTCGTCCATATGATTTGATATTAGATGCTGTTATTAAGTTTGATGGATTTGACCGTTTTAAAAAGCGTGATATTTCATATTTCCGCTTAGTTCAGCCGTGGCAGTATCACACAACTGTACCGGACGATTTTATATATCTCTATTCTTTCAGCATTAATCCTGAAGACAGTCAGCCCTCGGGTTCTTTTAATGCTAGTCGCTTGGATTCTATTGTTCTTACACTTACAATGAATAATTACCTTAATAATACAAATGCTTCTATGTTTATTGCTCCTATTGCACAAAAAGATGCTACATGTGTTGTCTATGCTGTAAACTATAATGTCTTGCGTATTGTTGCGGGAATGGGTGCTTGCTTATTTATCGCGTAGTAAATAGGGTATGAGCGAAACAGTATCGCCATCATCGAATTCTACTCCACCTGCTGCTCCTGCTTCTGCTCCTGCTTCTGCTCCTGCTGCTCCTGCTGCTCCTCCTGCTTCTCCTCCTGCTGCTCCTGCTGCTCCTGCTGCTCCTGCTGCTCCACCTGCTCCTCCGGTGCCTATCTCAGACCATCATCCCCGCCACGACACTCTAAAACCCGAGCCAGCAATACCATGTCCTACTCCTCCAAAGATACCTAGAACACAAGGAGTTTATTACGAAGATTTCAAGGTTCACTATAGTGATATTTGTACCTATATTAATCCCGACCGGGATTTTGAAACTGCTAAAATGCTCTCAACATGGGGCGGCCTTCTAGCATTAGACCACTTCTATCTACGAAGTCCCACGACTGCTTTTGCAAAGATTGTGGTTAACTGTCTAACCTTTGGACTCTGGTGGATTTGGGACGCCAATCAATTCTGGTTTGAAAAAGAACACGTTTTAAACTATGGTCTCAACTATCTGCTGGATTATGAGCGTGGAATTGGCCGTGGAACATTGACAGATACAAAAGCGGAATTTGTTCCTAAAAAGGATTTTATGACATTTATGCTTTTAGCGGTTTTCTTTGGTATATTCGGCTTGGACCGTATGTATTTGGGCGGGGATTTTATCTTTCAAGGCTGGGCTAAATTCTTATCATGCTTTATTTTAATTGGTCTTATCTGGGTCATCTTTGACTTGTATCAAATCTTATTTCAGCCTGGTACTGTTCTTTCAGATGGATATCTAGTACCGCTCCCTTTTACGGCAATATACGCAGATTGGGATTTCCCCAAAGCATCCTATATTGGCGATTTATTCCAAGTTACATTAACTCGGCAAGAAAAAGGAATTCTAGCAGATAAGGAAAAGGGTGAAGCAGGGCCTTCTATGATGAGTTTGGCTGCTGGAGGAGGGGCCGCTAAAATACCTGGTTTAGGTCCTCTAGGAGGTCTAGCAGGAAAGTTGCCTGGTCCCGCAGGAATGGCTGCTAGATTGGCAGCAAAGGCAGCAGGTTTACCGAAGCAGCGTGGTGGTGCCTCGGATGAGGGGGAAGGCGGAAGCAGTGTCACACAAGCCGCCTTTGCTGCTGTTATCCTAGGTCTTTCCAGCATCGGCGGATACAGTCTATTTAAATCACTTAAAACTTAAAACACTTGGGAAAGCAGAATGGAACCCATTGTGGATCAAGCACATTTTGAGGCACTCTATCGAGACCCGAAGGCAGAAGGCCGGCGCGTCTCTGATACTCTTTTTATCATTTATTTTACGGCTGCCTGGTGTGGTCCCTGCAAGAAACTAGATAGGGATTTAATTGTAGCAGCAGCCAAAGAGAAGGGCATTCCCATTTACATTTGCGACTATGTTACCAATGAGTACACTGTTGGATATTGTATGGTGAACTCATTTCCGACTTTTGTAGCTTATAGGCTGGGAAAGGAAAAGAATCGTCTGGCAAGTAATCAAACCGAGGCTGTTGTCACATGGATAGATTATGTGTCTGAAAAGTAGGGTCATGTATGATTATGTCATCATCGGTGGTGGAATGGCTGGCTTACATATTGCTCGGCTTCTAGCAAAGAAATATCCTGACAGGAGCATCTGTATTGTTGAAAAATATGGGGCATTTGGTGGTCGTGTAGACACTTATGTACCTCGGGATAAACCGGCTCTTCACTATGAAGCGGGGGCTGGTCGTGTTGGAGACCAGCACAAAATGGTTGCGGCTTATGTCAAGGAATTTGGCTTGACGAAGGCGTATATTAAACCCCACATCACGCATCGGCATGTGGAGGCGGACGGCTCTCTAACAGTACGCGAAAATGGCTTTACGGAAATCATTGGCCAAATGCTGGAGGACTTGCCTCATGGGATAAAGGACCGGCTTCATACAATGACAATTAAGGAAGCCTGCACAGCGGCCTACGGTTCTGCAATAGTAGACCGTGTTTTTTCGGAATTCGGTTATCGGTCCGAGACTGAAGTAATACGAGCAGATATCGCCTTTGATACTTTTAAAGGCTTTATGGGGGAGAAGAACACCTATTATACTGTGATAGAGGGATTATCTGAGATACCGCGGCATCTAGCAAAAGACAATCTTGAAGTGGGTGTTCGTTTAGTAACAAATGTCACGGTTCGGGACTTGGATAAAGAGGGAGACTGCTGGAAAGTACGGGGTGTCTGTATGGAAAAGCCGTGGTCCTGTTTGGCTAAGCGTGTCATCTTTGCTGTAACACGGAATGCTTTGGCTCAGATACCCATGTTTACGGGGAAGTGGATGGTTGAGGGTGTTCGGATGGAGCCGCTGTTGCGTGTGTACGCACGCTTTCCTTTGGTTGGAGGGAAACCGTGGTTTCATGATGTAGGGCATACCACAACAAACAATGTGGTTCGGTATGTCATACCTATAAATCCCGCAGAGGGGTTAATCATGATTTCGTACACGGATGCTGGGGATGCTCGGTACTGGACGGCGATGCCCAAAGAAGAGCGGCAGCGGGAAATTATGCTGGAAATCCGAAAGCTGTTTCCTGAGAAAGAGATTCCGGAGCCCGAGCATTGGTCCTTTCATTCATGGAAGGATGGTTGCTCATATTGGTTGCCTTATCCGGTGGGGCCACTCGATGCTCGGAAAGCCCAGCATGATGTTCATTATCCTTTTAAGGCTACAGCACCGAATGTGTATGTCTGCGGTGAATCTTGGTCGTGCTGCCAAGCGTGGATGGAAGGAGCACTGCGGAACGCACAGAGCCTATTTGAAAAGCATTTGTAGAAGGATGCCAATAACGCGTCAACCATATTTTTTACCAACGCAGATCACTGGGTGTTCGCTTTGGTTAGATGGAGCGGATAATTCCACAATTTATTCATCATATCCCGGAACTCTAGCAGGAAATACATCTACTGTTACTCAATGGAATGATAAATCAGGTGCTAATAATCATGTATATCAAAATGGTGCTGCAACATGTCCCACATTTACACTTGCTTCAAATGCTCTAAACTTTGCTGGAGGTGGTGGATTATGGAATAGTGTAGGATATGCTTTATCATCAAATGTAAGTTTTTTTACCGTAATGATATCACCAGGAACAGGATGGGGTACATGGGGAACTCTTTGGGGTCATTTTAGATCTGGTGGTCACGACGCTGATATTCAATTTCGCCAAGAAAGTCTTACAAATGGATATGTAAGTTGGCACACGAATAATAACAATAATAATTATCTTGCTATTCCCACTGCTGGAACTAAAGTCATGTATTCATGTACAATGTCAAATGGCGTAAATATGTTTCTACAAAATTCTTATTCTGGTTCAACAACATCAGTTACATATACTGAAGGAGCGATGACTATTGCTGGAGGAACTGTTGCTCCTTTTTGGGTAGGTCGTTCAGATGGCAGCGAAGTGTATAATGGATATATTTGTGAAATTATATATTACAATCAAAAAGTATCAGATACTCAACGCCAACAAGTTGAATCTTATCTAGCCCAAAAATGGGGCTTAACTGGGTCTTTACCAGCAGGTCATCCCGGATTAACATCAATCGTCTATAGAAATCTACAAACTACATTTACAAAGAAGCAGTATTATACTGCTTTTTCGCCGAGGCAGATTGGCGGTTGTATATTATGGTTAGATGCCGCGGATGCCAGTAGTGTTACAACTTCTGGTACAACCGTCACTGCGATAACGGATAAGTCAGCAAGAGCAACTGTCTTAACCAGCCCAGCTGGATTCACGTATCCAAACAATACATTTAATGGAGCGTATCCTTCATTTTACAACATAAGTGCTAGTGGCGGAAGATTGGGATATAACACTTCATATAGCTTAGGTTCGCAGAATACAGTATTTATTGTAGGACAATTGACATCGCCATCCGTCGGAAATCAGTTTTTTGATTTTATTGATGGATATGCTTCATCCAGTCGGTTTTTTCTATTCTCATCACCGAACAATTTAAATAATTATGTATACGGAACAAATGGTAGTTCATCCGGACAAGTTAATGGTGCCGTCACAATTGCTCAAATGACATCACCATTCTTCTGGTCGGTTGCGTTTGATACATCAACAACAATAAGTTCAACTCTGCAGTATGTTAATGGAACTCAGCTTGTAGAATCACCATCTACACTTGGTGCTGCTATTGCGTCCTATACGGGTATTATTATTGGTCAGCGATTTACACAAAGTTCAGAATCAGTTGTTGGTCATATATGTGAATTTATCATTTATAATTCTGTTCTCGGAACAACCCAACGACAGCAAGTTGAATCCTATTTAGCCCAAAAATGGGGCTTAGTCTCATCCCTACCAACAACAGGTCATATACAAAATACCTTTCCAGCAGGATCCCCCACTGCGATTCAGCCGTATGTTACAAGTGTAAAGACTGCTTTAACAGGAAATTTTAAATTAACATTTACTGGTTCAGTTTCAAGCGGTCTTCTTTCATATTTTTCATTTAATAGTCATGTACTTGATTTTAAAAATACAATAATACTAAGTGTTACTGGATCAATTCCCTATGTAAACGGACAATATGGAAAGGCTATTTATCTAGCAAATGAGACTAACTCAGCAAATGGTTCAACCGCTACAAACTATTTAACAAGTGCTTATAATGTAACAGTTCCTTTTAGTGTATCACTTTGGTTAAATCCTACAAATACCAATCGTGGTTCATTATTTTCATCTTATAATAGCACTGGTGTAACAGCATATGGTGTTAATTTATATATTCAAGGTGGAGGAATGTCTGCTGCATATAATACTATACAGAATGTTGGAGCTTCATATTCAATTAGCACAGGAACATGGTACTATGCTGTTATAACAGTTAATTCAAGTAATGGACTTACACTCTTTGTAAATGGATCACAAGTAGGAAGCACAATTACACAAACTCCTTCCATTAATGGTCTAATGATTGGTAATGTTCAGGATAATGGTGGTTCCTATGCCTTTTCGGGTT